GAGAAAAAGAAAGAAAAGACTGATAAAGAACTTTCTAACTCTGATAACACTAATAACTAATATATTTATTATGTCTGGTGTCTCTAGACACTGGCATAATTTACAAAAAAATAATGACAGAATCAGCAAGACATTTTAAACAAACTACAACTGGTAGGAAACAAATTCCTATAAGTGAAGTTGAAAAACCAGTTAAGAAAACAAAGAAAAAAAAAGAGCCTGAATCATTAGAGGAAGCTCTTACAGAAAACTAGCAACCACGTCCGTTCATCCCTTTTGGGACGCATGACGACTAAGCATGGAACGGGGCTTAGTATATGGAGATAGCTATGAAAGTTACTTTCGTATATCGTGGCGTTGCTTACACAAGAGTAATCGGTTAGGCGGTCAGGGAGGTTCAAGTCCTTCCTACTCAATTTGGCTAAAGCCCTCTGAGGAGGATACCTTTATGCCGTCGACGGTGGGAAACAGACCACAAAGCGTACAGTCTCACGCTAGACCAAATAAGACTGACACAATTCTAACGTTAGAAACGACAATATATACACTTACATTTTAAAGATAAATGGCATATCCCGGAACATTCGATCATCAGTCGAATGTAAATCCAGCGCAACTGACTCGTGGAGGTCAGTTAAACGCATCAGGTGACGCTAGAGCACTTTACCTTAAATTGTTTAGTGGAGAAATGTTCAAAGGATTCCAGCATGAGTCAATAGCTCGTGACTTGGTAATGAAGAGAACACTTAAGAATGGAAAATCTCTACAGTTCATCTACACAGGTAGAACAACTGCTGAGTTCCATACTCCCGGAAACAGTATTTTAGGTAACGACCAAGGCGCACCTCCAGTCGCAGAGAAAACAATTACATGCGACGACCTACTCATTTCAAGTGCATTCGTTTACGAGCTGGATGAAACATTGGCTCATTACGAATTGAGAGGAGAAATATCCAAGAAGATTGGATACGCATTAGCAGAGAAGTATGACAGACTCATCTTCAGAGCTATCGCAAAAGGTGCTAGACAAGCATCTCCAGTAGGAAAGACAAGTTCATTCAGAGAACCCGGTGGTACTCAAATAAGAGTTGGTACAGGTACAACTGATGCTGACGCTTACAGTGCAACTGCACTAGTAAACGCATTTTTTGATGCCGCAGCCGCGATGGATGAGAAGGGCGTCAGCTCTCAAGGTAGAGTTGCAGTTCTAAACCCTCGTCAGTACTACTCACTTATACAGCAAACTGGTGAAAACGGTCTAATCAATAGAGACGTTCAAGGAGCAGCATTACAGTCAGGTAAAGGCGTTGTTGAAATTGCAGGCATTAAGATCTACAAGTCAATGAATATACCTTTCCTATCTAAGACTGGTGTAGCTTATGGCGGAACTACAGGTGAGACAGCTCCAGATAACTTAGGCGACTTTGTTGGACCTTCTATTACTGATGGACAAGCTTCAGTTACAGGACTTAACAACAACTACGGTGCGGCTAACGCATTCGATAAATCTTGTGGATTAATTTTCCAGAAGGAAGCAGCCGGTGTTGTAGAAGCTATTGGACCACAGGTACAGGTTACATCTGGCGACGTATCAGTCGTATATCAGGGTGACGTAATACTTGGTCGTTTAGCTATGGGTGCAGATTTCCTTAATCCAGCAGCCGCAGTTGAACTATACGTTGGTACAACAGCACCTTCAGCATTTGGTAACGTATATCCTGATAACGTTACAACTGCATAATCAGTTTTTTATACATTTTTTACGGGAGCTTCGGCTCCCCTTTTTTTTTATGACTACTCAAATAGGAACCGATACCGAACTATCCGCAGTTAACTCTATCTTGGGTAGTATTGGGCAATCACCAGTAACTACATTAGGAACACTAACAACGACAGTTAGTAGTACAGATGAAGTAGCAAACACATATGCTAACCCACAAATCGCAATGATTCATGGACTGCTAATGGAGGCTACTAAAGATGTACAAAACGAAGGTTGGCATTTTAATAAGGAAGATCATGTAAAAAGATCTCCTGACTCTAATGGTAATTTTTTAATTCCTTCCAACTATCTCAGGTATGACGTACATGAAGGTTTGTACGATAAAACTAAAGATGTAGTTAAAAGAAATGGAAAATTATATGACAACGTAACACATACAGATGTGTTTACTGACGACTTATATTTCGACATAACTTATTTATTTTCTTTTAATGATATACCTCCAGTATTTCAGAGATACATAATTGCAAGAGCATCAGTTAGAGCAGCTACCCAATTAGTTTCTAACCCAGACTTAGTTAAACTTCTTCAATTAGAGGAAGCACAAACTAGAGCTAGTGTTGTTGAATATGACTGTGAACAAGGAGATCATACTTTCTTTGGCTTTCCACATGAAAGTAACTATAGATCTTATCAACCATATAAAGCACTTATTAGATAATGGCAAACATTACACAAACTATTCCAGCGTTAACGGCTGGCATTTCACAACAACCTGACGAGCAAAAGATTCCCGGTCAGGTGAAAAATATGGTGAACGCCTTACCTGACGTTACACAAGGACTATTAAAGAGACCTGCTGGAAAGTTAGTGGCATCTTTGTCTGATAATAGTTCAACTACTTTAAATTCAACAACAGACGGTAAATGGTTCCATTACTACAGAGATGAAAACGAACAATATATAGGACAGATTGCTAAAGACGGAACAGTTAGAATGTGGGACTGTCTCACAGGTGCTGCAAAAACAGTTGTAAATGATCAGCTAAATTATTTAGTGCACACCGATGACGAAGATATACAGACATTAACTCTTAACGACTTTACTTATATCAATAACAGATCCGTCGAAACTGCGATGGATAACAACTCGTCCACTTTTGAACCTGAAGGAAATTTTGGGAAAGAAATTTTTGTTGAATTAAAAAGTATTTCTTATGCAAAACAGTATGCTTTAAATTTATTTTCAAACACTACTACAACTCCAGTTACCACAGTTACACGTTTAAATGTTGATCTAGTTAAATCCAGTAATAACTATTGTACTGGAGGTGGATATATGGTTCACCATACGTCTAACTACAGTTATAACATTGCCAACCCTGTTGCCGGTACAGGACCACATGGAGATGATAATATAGGAAGAACAAATAGTACTGGTAGATGTGGAGAAGTTGCTGGTGATGGAAGAGATGCTTTTGCACCTAATGTCGGTACAGAAATATTTAGTGTTGGATCTGGAGAACCACAGCAAGACATAGCTGCTCCCGGTGGAATAGTAAACTCAGCAGGAGCCGGAACAGATCAAAATTTTGCGTACAACATTAATGTATTTGATAAGCCAAGAGCTGCGTACTACAATCAACATACTGATACCTCTGGAAATAATGTTATAACAATAACCTCATATGATCCCATAACTGGTGCAGTCACAGGTGGTTTTGCAGACATTAATACTAATGATAATTGTCATATAGATTTCCTTACTGGTATTGGTGCAGCTATGGGTGTTGATGTAACAACACCAGTAACTAAAATAACTTCTGGTAATGCAGCTTATAATGGTGTAGATAATAGTCAAATTTATTATTATGCACCTTACCATAATTCGCATACTATCACTCTTCCCGATCAACCTAAAGTAAATGTTTCAAGAGCAGATAGAACTGGTAGAAAAAATCTTTACTTTCGCATAAAAACAACAGCTCAATCAGTACCTTATACAACTGGTCAAGGGACAACTCAAACAACTACATATCAAGCACGATATACAACTACAAGTGATTTATTACATGGTGGAGAAGGCTGGGAAAAAGATGACTTTTTCTTTGTATGGATGAAAGATGGATACTACAGAGTAACTGTAGAAGAAGTTAGTACATCTAATGCACAAGCTGACCTCGCTTTAGTTAGACCAAGCCCAACACCATTTGACACAGAAACAACAATTACTGCTGAAAGTATTTTAGGTGACATAAGAGAAGGCATAACTGGTAGTACTACGGCAAACTCTGGTAATGGTTTTACTGTTACACAAATTGGTACAGGACTACATATAACTAGAGGATCTGCTTTTAACGGTTCTACACCTGTAGGAGAGTTATTAAATGTTGTATCTGGAAAAGTTAATGATGTCGGAGATCTACCATCACAATGTAAACACGGGATGGTTGTAGAAGTTGTTAATAGCGAAGCTGAAGAAGATAATCATTTCGTTAAGTTCTTTGGAACTAATGATTTAGATGGTGAAGGTACATGGGAAGAGTGTGCTAAACCGGGTAGAAAAATACAGTTTGATTATTCAACGATGCCGGTAGTTCTGATAAGAACTTCTGATGGTAATTTTAGACTTACACCTTTAAATGGTGCAAGCTATAACATAACGGGAGATCCAAAAACTTACTACGCTCCTAAATGGGATGATGCGTTAGTTGGTGATGATGTTACTAACCCTGAACCTTCGTTTATAGGTAAAAACATCAACAAGATGTTGTTCTTTAGAAACAGGTTTGGAATACTTGCTGACGAATACATTGTTATGTCACGTCCGGGAGACTTTACTAATTTCTGGAACAAATCAGCTATTCAATTTGTAGCTAGTGATCCAATAGATATATCAGCTAGTTCAGAATATCCAGCAATTTTATACGACGGAATACAGACTAATACAGGATTAGTTTTATTCAGTAAAAATCAACAATTCATGCTCACTACAGATAGTGACGTGTTCTCACCCTTAACAGCTAAGATCAATGCTCTTTCTACTTACAATTTTAACTATGCAACTAACCCTATCTCTCTTGGTACTACATTAGGTTTCTTAGATAATGCCGGTAAATATTCAAGGTTCTTTGAAATGGCACAAGTGCAAAGAGAAGGAGAACCACAAGTAATAGAACAGAGTGCAGTAGTTTCTAGATTATTTGAAAAGGATTTAAAACTTATTTCTAACAGTAGAGAAAATTCAGTTATTTTCTTTAGTGAAGAAGGTACATCTACCTTGTATGGATATAGATATTTTGACCAAATAACTGAAAGAAAACTTGCTTCTTGGTTTAAATGGACACTGACTGGAACTATTCAGTATCACTGTATGCAAGATGATTTCTTGTATGTAGTTGTACGTAATAACGGTAAAGATCAGTTACTTAAATATGCAATAAAAATGGATTCTACTACTCTTGCTTTAGCAGAAAATAGAGTTCATTTAGATCATTTACTTTATTACACACCTGCACTATCTCCTTTACCTAGTTTTTCTTACAATCCAACTACAAATAAAACTATATTTTCAAAACCTAATGGGATAGAAAGTACTACTCACCAATTAGCTGTGTATAGTACCCGTGATTTTATCAATCCTACCTCGATGGGTAGATTTACAACCGATGTTGCAATTGTTGGTTCCAATATAGAAATTACAGGTAACTGGACAAATTCAGATATATGTATTGGTTACTTGTTTACGATGGAAGTTGAATTACCTACTATTTACTACTTAACTCGAAGTGGGGAAAACTGGAGAGCTGATACAAGAGCTAATACTATTTTACATAGAGTTAAGTTTGGATTCGGTCCAGTAGGTTTATACGAAACTACTTTAAAAAGAATAGGAAGAGTTGACTATACTGAACAATTTGAATTAACAGGTGCTGATTCATATCAAGCTAATACATCATCTATTAATAACGATAATAATTTAAGAACAGTTCCTATTTACGACAGAAATATAAATTCATCTTTAACAATAAAATCTACTCACCCAGCTCCTGCGACAATCCATAACATGACATGGGAAGGAGTTTATAACAATAATTTTTATCAGCGTGTCTAAATACATTCACCCAGCAACATTGGAAGCTGCTCTTCGAGTGGCTTCTAATTTATTACCCGATGATTATCGGGAGGTTACAGAAGGTCATGGACATGACCCTTTAAATGCACTTGTCGTAGGATTTCATAACTGCGATTCAGTTTATTTTGAAGTGCCAAATGGCGAGATAGCAGGCATGGCAGGAGTCCACAAAGGTGGACAAATTTGGATGCTTTGCACCCCAGCTATCTACGACTATCCTCATACCTTTGCTAGAGAAGCAAAACGGTATGTGAATGCAAGAACAGAAAAGTTACTGTGGAACATTGTTGACGAAAGAAACAAAGTCCATATCAAGTTACTTAGGTTTTTAGGTTTTAAATTTCTTAGAAAATTTTCCTACGGACCAAACAATTTATCCTTTATAGAATTTTGCCGTGTGCAGTCCAGCAGCAATAGGTCCAGCGATTTCAGCGATAGGCGGAGCAGCGCAAGCGTCTCGAGCTAACAAAGAAAAACGTAGACTACATGAGCATCGACTTAAAGTCAGAGAACGTAAGTGGATGCAACAACGAACTACTTATAAAACTAAGAAAGTTCAATTTGAGGAAGAAGTTGACCAAGCAAACATTGCAGCTCAACGAGCTTACTCAAGAACACAAATACAATTAAATAATGCAAGATCTTTAGCCATACTTGAAAACCAAGAAGACTTTAAAAAGATGTTAGCTAATGAAGGAATGATTGAAGCTTCAGCAGCCGAGCGTGGAGTAAGAGGTGCATCAGTAGCTAGAGCATTAGTAATGAACAGTCAGAACTTTGGCGTGAGTCAAGCATTAAGATCTAGAGGTTTAGCTCAAGCAGGTTATATGGCTAAAGAAAGTAATGAAGATGTTAATAGACAACTTAAATCTTTACTTAATAGATCTTATGGAAAAGTAGCTATTCAACCAGTAGTAGATATGAAACCACCAGAACCTGTATATCAGAACGTAGGCTTAACGCTGATGTTAGGTATGGGTCAAGCGTTAGGTGCTGGCTTAGAAGGTATGGGAGGAAATACAGGTGATGGATTAAAAACACCGCAAACTCCATCTACACCTCCATCTAATACAAGTTTTTATACTCCTTCTACACCTTTAGTTGAAGGTAATTATTTCAATCCAAGTGTTAATTATTTCATGCCATGATTCCTAATTATCAAATAACTGGGCAATCAGTAACTCCTCAAGAAATACTTGACGTTATCCCAGAACAAGAAGCATCTGACAGAGCTATACAAGCGTCAGAAGAAAGATACCTACAGCAGTTAGAACAGAACGCTGCTGATAGACTTAGAAATTCCGAAAAGATGTATGAGGGTTTAGCTACTCTCTCATCTAAAGTCGGGGACATAATAAAACAAAAACAAGATAAACATAGAGCAGACAGAGAAGCACAAATAAAATTAGACATACTAACTAGAGGTGTTAGTCCAGAACTAGAAGCAAGATTTAGAGGTGAAAGATCACAACTATTTGATGATGATTTAGCTACTCAAGAGTTTGCTTCTAAGTACGAAGAAGAAACCGGTGACAGTATCACCGCTCAAGAATTTCGTAACATGGCTGGCTGGGAAAAGTATATGGTTGCAGAACAATATGCTTTAGAAAAAGCTAAAGGTTATGACCAGTATGTT